TTATTTTAGCATTCCTAAGTAAAGCACTTTTATTTCTTCTGTATCTATTTACTTGATATTCAGGAATGCCTAATTTAGTATTTAACAAAGCATATGTTATGTAAGCATAAATATATTCTTCAAATAATTTATTTACCGTAATTTTACTATTATCTCCCGACTCCATACCATCTGAAATATATTCTAATATAATAGATTTACCACCAACCCCAGAACTAAAGTTAATAACACCAGCTTTATTGTCTATTCTAAATGTAGGAAGCGCATTAGCCGTTTCAGTATTTAGACCAAATCTTTTGCCTACCGCAAAATCAAAACACCAAAACCCATCAATACACCACCCCTCATAGCCGTGGTATGGACTGCCTTCATTTAGGTAAATACTTTTTTTGGTTTTATTTAATCTATCACTGTCAATTTGAGAGTACTGAGGTTTTAATACATTTCCACTTGCGTCAAATAAAATATTGCAGTTGTTATCTTGTAAGTAAGCGGTAGCTGAATTTATTTGAATGTTTTCAGTTAAAGGAAAAAGAGTTCCATCATAATATATAGAAACCCTAACCCAGTTTACATAATCTGAAGGTAATATATATCTTAAATCATCACATACGTCTAATTCTAATACTTTTATTTCTTTAAACGCATCGTAGTTCAATTCTTGAATTGCTCTTTTAGTATGAAATAAAATTTTGTATTTTTCTTCATTAGTAGTTAAATTGTTGTTATCGTGATACATTAACATATAGTTGTTAACAATATCAGTTAATTTAACATATTGATAAGACCCCCAATTTTTATTAGTTGGAGCAACTCCGTTATTTTCGTAATATTCATACTGACTTAAATACGCCATAATTATTGTTCATTTTGAATGTTTAGAACTTCATTTGATGCAGCTACATCAATTACTTCTTTTTCTCTTATAGATAACCCAGCTCCTTCTAATATTTTATATATTAATTCAGACTGATCAGATAAAGGAAGTTCAAAGTCTTGATAATCAGTAGCACTAGAATTAAATACAGGAGCTCCGCCAGATAAAGTTGTAAAAGTCCACTTAGGAGCTAAAGGATATCTTATATATTGTAAAGTTAAATCTCCTGTAATAGTAGCAGGATAAACCGTCAATGAGTTAGAAACTGCCGTAGGAGGTGTTGCGCTTAACGGAGTAAATACATAAGCTGGAAAATCAGCTGATGGAGCCGTTAAGTTAGAATTGGTTAGTAAATTTATTTTAGTTTCATTTACCCTTTCAATAATTGTTGTTCCGTTTAACACATCTAAAAGCGTATACCAATCTGTGGGTAACGGGTAAACATTTGCGGCTTGAGTTAAAGTAGCTTGCGTAGTGAAAGTGTCTATAACTTCAGCTAATTGTTTTTTTAAGTCAGCATATCCACTCCCCGACAACCTACCTAATCTATTGTTTTGCTGATTTATTTGACGATTATAATCGTAAAAATAAGTTTCAAATATATCTAATTGTGCTTGTTCAGCTAAAAGATTAAAATCCGAAGGAGAAAGATATCCAAAATTATTTTTATTCAATAGGGTTAATACCGTATTTCTTACTTCATTTATCATCTAGAAATCTTTTTTACAAAGATAAACAAAAAAAAAGAGCACTCATAGAGTGCCCTTATAGATAATTATAAAGAGATTTTGGATCCCTCTCTAGTAATTATTTCAAATATAATAAAAATTATCCTATAGATATTCCTATTACTTTAAAAGGAAGAACATTCATATCTACAGCAACTTCTTTCCAGTGAGTAGCTAATGCTGTTACTACTGCATCTTCTACTAAATCTCTTACAGCTTCACTTCCTGAAGCTACAGGAGTGTGAACTAAACCAATAACGTCAGCATTAGATGGTCCATCGTAAGTTATTTTTACATTGCTAGTAGTAGCTTGTTCAATTAATCCAATGTTATCACAAGAAACTAATTGAGAATTAAAAGCAGTTGCAGAATGAATAAAAAAAGCTTTTCCAGAAACGATAGGAGTAGTTCCCCCGTCTAATGCTGTTAAAGTTAAATTATTGTCGTCAATCTTGCTAGCCACTGTAAAATATTCATTATCGGTAGATTGGTGTACAATATCACCAACCGAAACATTCGCAAAAAGGTTTCCAGTGTCTGTTAAATCAGCCGACCCAACTGGGGTAACTGATGTTCCTGATGTAATTAAATTATATACAGGTACGTTTAAAAACTTTTCCATAATATATAAATTAAACGATTCCTATTCCACTTACTGCTTGAGGTAGATTTTCTACTTGATGAGTTACGTTTCTCCAAGGCTGTTGTAATACGGTTACTACAGCATTTTGAATAGCATCTCTCATTTCTTCACTTCCACCAGCCGAAGCAGCGTGAGTAATAGTTGTTACTTTTCCTCCACCGTAAGTAATTACTACAGTAGTTGTAGAGCCTTGCTCTATTATTTTAATGTCATTTGCTGAAACGAGTTGATTCTGTTCATTCGTTACAGGTATACTTAAAAACTTTGTCATAGTTAAAAAAATTAAGTTGGTTAATAAAATACAAAGATAAACAAAAAGCCCCACATAGGAAGTGAGGCTTTTGGTTTTGGATAAGTGTATGAGTGATTATAAACAAACAATTGTAATCACTACAAATATAAGATATTATTTTAACATTTTAACTAAGGCTTCGTATATTTCTACGCCTTTATCTTTTTGAAAAAAGTTAGCTACCATTTCAGTTTCTGTTTCACCAAAAGGAACACTTAACATTTTTGTTTTTTTAGACTTTAAATTATAATACACATCTTTACCGTTGTTTCTCAATTTTAAAAGCCCTTGCTTAAATATTTTATCTACATTATCTAAAAGCTCCAGGTTAGGATCTTCTAAAGTATCTAAAAAATCTTCAGGGTTATTTCTAGCAAAAAGCAAAACATCTCTTTTAATTTCTGAGCTTGCTGTAATTCTAGTATCTAATCCTAGGTAAACTCTGGCAATAGCTTCCATTTTATCAAAACTTAATCCAGCTGCCTGAGCAATAGCGTGGCTTTCCATCTCTAAATATTTAACATCTTCTTGAGCGTCTTTTTCTTTATCTAGTTCTTCAAAAACCTGCCCATTCATTGGGTGGTAATATAAAAACTCCTGCAATACAGGATTTTCTTTGGGAACAAACAACATTCCATCTTCAAAAACCACTGGCTCAACTATAGCGTTGTCACCTTGCTCGTCTTGAAATGGTGTTTTTTGATTAGAAGCATACCTAAGTGGTCTACTTGTTTTTCCGTCAAAATATAATAATGGTTTTCTTCGTGAGTGTCTTGAGTTAAGAGTGTAACTCAATGGCTTCATATCGTTTCGAAGCCTGTAGGTTTTATCCTTTGATTCTTTTGTTTTCATTTGATTTGATTTAATTATTAAAA